ACCTTGTCAAAGATTTTCTTGCCATACTTGTACAAAAACACCTTGCCTTCGTTCTGAGGATTTGCTGAATCCTTGATCACAAGAATGTTGGAAAAATACGTGAGCTTTCGCTTTTGCTTACGTGCAATTTCCTTGTTTGCTTCAAGACCAGAATTCCACAATTCACTATTCAACTCAGACACAGGATCTGCTTGATTCAGAGTTGTAAGACTGTTCTCAATATACCAGCGACCTGAAGGACCTTGGAATCCATGATTCCAAACACGAACCCAAGGAAGTTCTTCTCCCTTGCTCGGAGGAAGGAAACGAATCACGGCATACCCATTTCCTGCCTTATCAACAGCCGGTGACCATAAGCGGTCATCGTCACGACGCTCTCCAGAAGCGGGCTTGGCAATCTTTTCAACTTCCTTCATGAGTGAATCGAAATTGCCACGTGACTTGCGTAAATCGGATAAACTACTGAATGACATGTGTATCTCCTTGTATGACGGTGTATGAAACGCTGTATGTTACGTATGTACTACGGGTCCTGCCATGATGTTATTCTTCCTCAACATCTTCATCATGAGAATAATTTTCCGTGAAGTAATCTTCATCATCCTCATCATTGTCAATCAAATCATAAACGGCTTTTTTATGCTTACTGAACACATCCTTTTCAAACCTTTTGGGTGTCTTGTGATGAAATGAATCATCCTCGTCCCGATCATTATATCGCTTACTCATAAAATGCTTTTTGCACAATCATGGAAAATTTGTCCCTGTCTATTTTGATGAAAGGTGAATATTTGTATATGGTTCTGGATACAGAACTCCAAACAGGATCCAGAACAAGTTTCTCATCTACTTCACTATTAAATCTATACAATTTATTTAGAATAACAAGTGTTTCTAGATGACATTTTTTACCACAATATGCTTTCAGTATGATGGGATGTTGATTGGTACACACCCATAAATCTTGAGGCAACATCACTTGTGTTGCCAGATATTCCATGTCCTGACGAAAGGTGTATGTTAAACTTTCTTGAATCTTCTTCCATTCCAAATAGGTGTCATGCCCAGATGGTTCAAAAATAGCACCCCACTCACTTCCATTCAAGAAATTAGACACCAGAAATCCCACAAGTGATTCAGTATCATAATTGTACTGCTTCATCATTTGTTCCAATTTCTTTCGGAAATTCTCTTTCACCCCTGCCTTGGGAGTTTTCGGTCGGATACCATTTCTGATATCAAAATTATCAGTGGTGAAATGCAATCTTAATGCTGTGTAAATTTTATATGCATCATCAACAGTCATACAGGAAGTTTGGCAGTTTTTTTCAACAGGTTCATTTCTTCAGCTTCCGCGCGAATTTTTTCTTTCAACGAGCTTGTTATGAAACTGGCAACCGCCACGGGTTCAATATTCTTTTCAGCACAATATTCCAAGAGTGCTTCTAAACAGCCAATGTTTCTTTTAATGGATTGCTTTTCAACAAACAAAGAAAATTCAGATGAACTTGTGAAATCTCGGGTTGTGAGATATTCCAAGGTTATAACTTTAGAGGACAGCTTTGCTTGTTCTGCTTTCATTAGTTTTTACCACATAGAAAATATGATTACCTATCTTCTTAATAGGTCGGGCGAAATCCCAGTTGGGTGTAACCGTTGTATTATGAAAATATAACGCATTCTTAATACTAACTAGTCGGATATTTTTTGTCAAGACATCATGGGCAATTTTTTTGGATTCCGCATAGATATTTTTCTCTAGCTTGCCGCGAGGACCACAGGTCCATGAAAATTGACATCCGCGTGAATTTTTCTGGTAGACAACACCACATACGGTTTTCGGAAATGAACGACTGCGTACACGGTTCATCGTGACCGTGGCAACTGCCAGTTTTCCTTCATATGATTCATCAGGTGCTTCATATGCAATATTTTTCGCCAAACAGGTCAATTCCTTTTCAGAAATCACCTTGAATGGTTTTGCGGGAACTGGGGAGTGTTTCATGGTGTTTGGAATTACAACCAACACCCCTAGACACACAGACATGATAAGTGTTTTCATATTACCTCCTATATTTAAATATACAATCCTTGCAACACAATGTCAAGTGCTGCAAGGATTGTATATGTGTGCTTTCAACAACTTATATATTAGGAATCAGCACAACTCCCACTAGAACACCCACAGAACCCACCTTTATTATCATCGAAACACTCATTTCCATTCGGGCAACTGACATATGATACACATGATGCAGGTTTTACTATAACCACACCATTTTCTTCCACTGTGAAATATCTTTCACCAGATGATAATTCAGCCACATCATGTGTAAACACATTCACTAACATAACGCCATATGAAATTTGTTGTGATGATGAGTTTTTTCCTGAATACATCACAACATATGTTGCTGAAGGAAAATCTGCGGGTGGTGTAAATTGTAATGTGTTACCAGTTATAGCAACCCAATCAAAACACCGACGAAGGGTTCCATTAATTACAATATCATTTATAGTGATTTCTGATACATCATCCGTGTGTACAATGGTTACTGTTGTTGTTACACCTTTCTTGGCATCAGCAGATGCGGGAGTTCCGTCAAAAATTGTGGCTGCTTCGGGAGTAGGACACCGTAATAACACATTCGGGGTTGTACCATATATTGATTCATTTCTAAACAACAAGTCATGTAATCCCTTGGATATCACTTCCGCTTTGATTTGATTTGCTGTGAAGGTGGGATGTTGTTTTACAAATTGTGCTATGGCACCTGATGTTATTGCAGCTGCCAAAGATGTGCCTGATGATTCTACAATTTGCCCGGTGTTAGACAGCACACTCACATCAATACCTGGCGCCGTGATATCAACTTCAGGTCCCCAGTTGCTACCTGAATTGGGTCCCCAATTGATAACTCTGTCGAAAGAATCGGCTGCAGCAACACCCATCACCGTGTCCAATCCCACCGGAGAAAAGTCGTTGGCAGCAAGTACATCATTACCTGCCGCGGCAACAACTATCAATCCTTCATCTTGCAATTCTTGAATTTTCAAATCCAAGATTTGATTCTTAGCCACCACCCAAGAACAATTCACCACACTGACACCTGTTGTGTGATCTGCTAAAATAGCATCAAACGCTGTTAGTAGTTCACTGACTGGCATAGTTGTGTTCATGGCAATCTTTACATTTTTCACAATACACTTGGGTGAAACACCTAGCGTTTTTCCTGCAATCAATGCCGCCAATGCTGTTCCATGATTGATGTCATCAGTGTACGTATCAGTGAAACTGTATAAATTTTCAATAGTGGCTTCATTCAATTCTTCTGACAGGGTTATACCAGAATCCACAAGATACACCACCACAGCATCCCCTAAATTTTTTGTAATATAGGTGTCTCGCATAGGCAATGATGAAGAACACACCCGAAGTTTATGCCAAATGTCAGTGGCTAAATTCGGGGTGATATCACCATCGGCATCAACTGCAATCACACCTGATAGTGCTGAGATGTGGTCCGCTGTTGAACATTCAACAGTTAGCAGTCTGATGTTTTGTAAATGTTTTACGACAGTTGCATTTTGAAGTGATAAATTGGATAACAATTCATCAATATTTGTTGTTTTGTCATACGCTACATTGAATATTGGCATTAGAACTCCTGAAGTTTTAATTATTTATAGTGCGTGAGAAATGCCGGTGGAAAATAACCCGGAATTGTCAACACCCCAGGCTCTTTCAAGACAAAAATAACATTCACCACAATGTCCATGGATGTCAGTCCCACATGAGTGTGTTTTTAAAAACAGATCCTGTAGATGATGATGTTTGTACAATTCACACACTGCTATTTTATCCATGTCGATGAACGGTCTCACATGAAACTCGTTAAACGCGGGACCGCGGACAGGAGGCGTGTCGCCTGCAATATACCGGGTGGGCGTGAATTGATTTTCCACCACTTTGTTACATGCGGAAAACACATAACTGTTTGATGTGGAAATCAACAAAATACTTTCTACAAATTTTCTAATAAAAAAGAATTTTTCTGTTATTTGAACCTGGCATTGCACATGTAAATTGTCACTGATCCATTGTATAACGTTTTGTATATGAAATTGATTCTTACGTTTCATCATGCCATAGCATGCAATAGGCAAATTTCTTGTTTTGTTTTCCAAAACAAGTAAATATAAAAGTAGAGCACTATCCGCTCCACCAGAAACCAAAACATTAATTTGTGTGCAATCTTCAGGTATATGTATTTTCATAAAGGCAATGAGTGGGGGTATTCTGTTCCCAGGAACCCCCGTAACCCGGTTAACTAGATTACGCAGCTAAGGCGTAAGAGTTAGCATATGACATATATGAGTTGTCATTTAAATTTTTTTGCTCTGCTTACGGCAGTCGCCTATCGTGTAGCGTTCCTGAGTTAGTTTACACCCCGTCGAGACCATGTCATCCCCTCAGGATGGAGATGGCGGGAATCGAACCCGCGTCCGAGACATATTTCATCAAGACATTATACTACCATCCTACGTGTTATTTATAAACTTCGTGCAAATCTCGATAATACAACAATTGGTCTACATAATGATCTCGCTTACTTCTGAACACTTGAACCACACCATCATCAACGGCAATGATGATCACTAAATTTGTTATGGGAATATGAGTACGTTCCTCAAACATAATGGCATAGGCTGCCGTTTGCATGAAGTAATGCTGAATATGGTCAACATCCTTTTCTCTACGAGCAGTTTTAAAGTCGATGATACTTAACTTTCCATCATACTCGGCAATGCAATCCACCCGACCTGCCAGGCGCAAATGATGAGACCATAATCCCACTTCTTGCGCACGAATGTTATCTATTTTATTCAATTCTGGTTGAATCACATCAAACATTTCTTTATCCAACAACGATATTTTTTCTGTAATAGATTCATTCCGAAGATACTGTTCCACAACACCGTGAATTTTTGTTCCACGAGTTGCTGCCTGACGAGATATTTTGTTGGCTTCCACCTCACCCACTCGCTGGCGCCATTCCATGATACCTTTTTTGCTATGTTCAGCCAGCACTGTGGTGACTGAGGGATAGAGTTTACCATCGGGGGTTTGATAAACTCTATTCCCATCAGCACCAGTAGTGGCTGAGATTTCTTCTATTGTAATTGGTACGTGTGTGAATGTTTTCATGATGTAAATCTACATCAACATGTGTTGTTTGTCAAGCAATCATCATGTCCTCATACATCAATCTTGCCAATATGTATTCTTTCACCAATGCACTACGCACAATATCCTCAACATTAAATTCAACATGTCGGAATGTTGGCATATGATTGGCAATTGCCATGAATTTTTTCAAGCCTGATAAATCAGTACGTTTACATAAATCGGTTTGCCGAAAATCTCCACAGAAAATTATTTTGGTGTTATTTCCTACGCGAGTCATGATGCTGTTCAATTCCATATCATTCATGTTTTGTGCTTCATCCACAATCACAATGGAATTATCCAATGTTAATCCACGAACATAGGATGTGACCATGAATGTGATTAAACTTTGTTCCTTGAGCTTGGCATATGCCTTGTCGCCAAAACGAGGAAACAGTTCGGTGCAAATTTCTTGATAGGGTTGTGCATACACCTCAACTTTTTCCTTTTCTGTGCCTGGTAGATATCCAATGTCGCGCGAGGGAACTGCTGATCGCACAACAATCACTTTTTTGTAATCCGACTCGGGTTGTAAAATTTCTTGAAATGCACTATACATGGCAATGTATGTTTTTCCTGTACCAGCTACACCATGAAGCAATATTGCCTTTGTGCCTTTGTTATAGAAATTGAAAAATGTCTCCTGATTGTGAGTGAGCGGATAAATGGTTTTCAGGTCAGTAATTCGTAGTTTGTGTTTAGATTCTTCCTCTGGGCAGATGTAGGTTTCCGATGACACAAGTTTGAGGCGCTTTTTACGTGACATGCTATGCTCGCTTGGGTTAGAGGTAAAAAAACTCCGATGAGGCTTAAGCCCCACCGGAGGTGAAACAACGTACATGTTGTTTAAATGAAACTACTATTTTGTTTAATTCTAGAACCAGGTGTCTGATCATGAATTTTCCGGAGAACGTCTTTGAAACCTTCGTCAGGGCGACGAACGTGTAAACGAACTGCATCACCAATAGCGGGAGCTGTCATCATAACTTTTTTGATATTCAGTTCAGCGCAATTGGGACAAGGGTCACCCTCCGGTTCATTCATTCGTGAGATGCTGAGATTGTTTGTGAAATAATGATCACATGTGTCACAGAGATATTCATATGTCGGCATATATTTTTATTTATGATTTGTGATGTTCTGAAATCTTCGTGATGTTATCACGGACCCAATTAATCAACATTTTTGATGCTTCCGTGTCCAATGTTTTTTCAATGTTGTCAAGTTCCTCGTGAATGTCAAGAAATACATAGTCAATGCGTTCTTGAGCATAATCTTCTAATGCTTGATTATATTCTTCATGTTTTGACATACCATCCTCTACTTGATGTTAGGTGAAGCGTCAGCAGCATCTTTATCCTCACGTAATTCAAGAAAAACAGGAAGAAACAAACTGTGCTGCCCGGTTTTCTTATCTTGAATTCGTGCATTGTATCGAATTGCAACAATCTTACCAACGGTGTTTTCCTTGGTATATTTATCACGTTGTTCGTCCGAAAACCCCGTGCCCACATTCACCTGAATGATTGCATCAGCAGATGACAACACCAGGGCTCCCATTCGACCAATGTTTTTTCCAGTACCTTGCTGCCAATCAACACACAACAAATCACATTCCAATTCCCCTTTGAATTTAATTTGTGTCTTGGTGCGCTTGTCCTCCCACAACCCCCAGCCATCCTTAAGAATGATGCCTTCTTGTCCTTCTGCCAGATATCGTTCAAAATGAGTTCGAGCTGCATCCTCAGAAGTCACTTCAAATGTTTCCACCAAGGAAATTTTATCTGGAAGTTCTGCATCACGAAGAATAGCAAACCGTTCTTTGTAATATTGATTGTAAAATCCCAGCTTGAAGGCAGTCAAAGGAATGATGTCCCAGATGGTTGCCTGAACCATGCTTGCCTCAGTTTCACTGATGGTACCTTTCACCGCCTTGTTCAAGATGCCATTTCCTTTTTGCCGATTCATGATACCTGTGTTATCACGCACAACAAGTTCACCATCAAACACAACATCACCTGTTTTATTCACATATGATAGTTTCTTGGCTAAACTGACAAATTCTTCCTCAAGATGTCCGTGCAATTGAATGATTTTTCCATTTCGAGACCTCAACTCAACAGATCCTTGATGGACAATGGCGTTGAAGCGCATGCCATCAAGTTTCAATTGCGCCAAGGCAGGATATCGCATTTTTGCCATGACACGCTCATCATATCCTGATGCCAACATCACGGGATATGTGGGAATCAATCCAGGCCAAATCTTATTCACTGTGGCTTCTGAGACACCACACCGCAAATCTTTTTCAATGACACGGACAATCACTTCAGCATCATCCTGGGGCAAAGATTCCAACATCCATTGCAAATGCTGGAAGGCGGCATTGCCTGTGAGTTGGCGTGAAGATAGTTTCTCCAATTCCAACAGCGCCTGTTGCAACGTGAGGGTGTTTTCACCAACCCCAGTGTTGTATGATGGAATCCGGCGAATGAAAAATTGGGTGTATGGATCCAATGCAAGAAAAATCGCCCGGGAAAGTACCGCATCATCCACATTGGTGCGGAGAATGGATTCCTTTTCCAGGCGACTTGGAGTGGCTGCGAGTTGTTTGAAAATTTCGTTCATATGTCCTCCTTGGAGTTCACATGAAATATAACAACATGCTCCACTATTGTCAAGTGATTAGGTTTATATATTTTTCTAGGTCTTCTGGTGTGCCTACCCCATGCATGGAATCAACCAAACAAATTTTAATGGTTTTTCCAAAACCAATAGTTTCATTGAACACTGGACAAATGTAAAACTCATTGTTTACTCGTATATTCTTTTCAATCATTTGTTCAGCACTTTTAACGAAGTCTATTCCTTTTTTCCAAATGTAGATGCCCGCAGTGGCATTATCAGAAATAGGATTTTTTTCAGCAACTTCAACCACTTTGGTATTTTCTATTTTAGCAAAACTCCATTTAGGATTGGAGTCTTTGAAACAAGGAATCAATCCATCAACATTTGAGATTAGCATGTTGAAATAATAGGATGTATCCCAGTCAATGATGTTATCGGAATTTATAATGATTAATGGCGCATCAGGATCAATAAATTCCTTAGCCAGAAGAACTGAACATGCTGCACCTTCAGTAACTCCACTTCCCGTATCAACAATTTTACAATCTGGGCGAATACCATGTAAAATTTCATCAAGATTATACCTCTCTCTGTGTTCTTTTTGAACGACAAAAATCCAATTACCTTCTATGCCAACACAATCAACAACGTGTTGCACCATAGGAAGTCCATTGATTGGGATGAGTGGTTTAATGTCCTTGTATCCTGCCTGTGAGAATCTGGTTCCGTTTCCCGCCATGGGAATTAATATAGTTGGCTTCATCTATCACACATTGTAGGGTTAGTAAATTCACATCGTCAATTTTATTTATTGGCAAAACAAAGGCACCTGATCGCACCCCAGATTCTATCCCCGCTGGTGAATCTTCAAGAATCAATGTTTCTTGCGGAAATACTTTTAATTCGGTAATTGAATACGTGTACATTGCGCTGTCAGGTTTGGGAGTAAGTGTGACCGGCGTGACAATCAGGTCAAATACTCCTGCAAGGTTTAACTTGTCAACAATAATCATCACATTTGTCAATCTTGAATTAGACACCAAGGCAATTTTATATTTCTTTTCACGCAGCCATTGAAAAAGATGTTGTTGGATATCAGAAGGTTTCATGTTTTTAAACTCTTGCAACACCTGAACTTGTTTAGCGATATCAATTTTAGCGATCACTTCATTGGACACACCATATATCGTTTTAATGATATCCAGTTTAGATTTGGTCGAAGTACCATCTTTTTTCACAACTTCAATGATTTGTTGCTCATCAAGGTGTGTGTGTTGCCTGATAGCATGAATTAGTGCGTGATAGTGAAATTCTTCAGTATCCGCCAACACACCATCAAGATCAAATGCGATTAATTTTATTTTTGATTCCATATAGCATTGCCTACCCAAAAAGTTTCATGATAAGAAAAACTATCAAAAATCGGTATTGATAAATTTGCTGTTTCACGGACTAATGCAAAACTTAAAGGCAATGGTTGGTATAGCAACCCAGCGTCACATGCAGCATTTGACAAATATGTGTTTGGTCCTAACGAATATTCAGAAACCAACTGTGTATAATCATTTACAGCCCAATTTTGATATAATCGAGAACATAATGCGTCGATAGAAAAAGAATCACCCCATACAATAAAATCATAAAATCCTCCTCGAAATGATTCATTTATAAAACGCAAATTTGTTACACCCCCATAAAGACAAAATGGCTGCACACCACTTTTATGAAACATTTCCCGCAGGCTTGTCACATGAGGTCCCACTAGTAAATCATATCGCTGTAAAAAAACAAAATCATACACAAAGCTATTTTCTATTTCATATTGTTCTTTCATTTCAACTGTACGGCACATGCTTGAAAACATTGTCGAAGTAGCAGGTTTATCTTTAGATATTTTTTCATCTAACTGTGCTGGGGTCAGTGCTGAGTTTTTAGGATTATATAAATTTTTAATTTCATTAATCACTAAATTACCATGATTAATATTCTGTGATCCTATATCATTTGCACAAAAAGATGAATTTTTTAAATCACAAAAATAATCTACTTGAATTTTATCACTATATTTTTCATTTGTGCGTGACTCCCAGTGGTCACGTTTTGCCCAAAGGGTGGTTTCGTGATCATAATTACCAAAATTATAAGATTCTAAAGTCCATTTTGCACAATATTTAGCCGTTCGAGGCTGACCATATAAACAAACAGCTATTTTCATAGTTTTTTTACTCGGATACGATTGAAAAGCAACCATTGACCCCATACACATTCATTAAAAAGATTTGGTTGATAATATATTTTTCTAGGACTATAGTATTGTGTAAATTTCCAAAAATTTGAAATTCTAATAAAGGTTGTCGGATGTGTTATAAAATCTACAGGACTACAAATTAATCTATGATTAGGTGTGATATTTCCCAATAAAAAATCAGGTTCTACATATTGTAAATCAATTTCCTTATTGTTTTCACTGACAACTACTGCATCATGATATTTTGCATTTAAGAAATCTTGTTTTAAAATTTTAGACACAGTATAGAAGAAGAAAGATAAATGAGCTAAAGGTGCATACAAAGCATCAACATGTATAGGAAGAAAAATTTTATTAGTCAATTTATATGTTTTTTTTTGTTTGTGACGTAAAAACGTGAACTGATATATCTTTATACATCAAACCTCCATATACTAGTATGAGGATATAAGATACATTTAATACCCAAAATATATTCAAGACGCTTTACGTTTTCTATAACATCAGGAAATTCTAAATTATAATCATGTCCACATAAAATCCCACCTTGATTAAGTTTTTTAATCCACATTGAAATTATATTCCAGTCATTAGGATTTTTGTGGCCAGCATCAATAAAAACTAAGTCTGTATTTAACGTGTGTAATTCTTCCGGAATGGTATTTGGATCTGTTACTTTAATAGGAAAAATTTGAGAAAATTCAAAAGTATTTTTTCGAAAAGTTTCAATGCTATTAATATCCTCTAATTTAGGATACCCAGAATTTTCAATTTCTTGTAATGGTAGATTGTGTGGGGAATCAATGAGTTCCTCACCCCACATATCAAGACAATAAATTTTCACGGATGGATGCGCTGACATTGCCCAAGCACATGCAGTCCTTCCCATCATTGATCCTATTTCTACAATAGTTCCATTTTCTGGAACTGTTTGTGCTAAAATCTCAATTATTTTTAATTCATTTTCGGACATCCACCCCCGAACACCAAGTTTATATGGCATTGTCCTGTTCCTTACAAATATTGTAAAAATAAGTTAGTGTGTCAAAAGTTTCTTTGAAATTTGTGCCGCGACGCTTATCACATTCATCAACATAGCTCACAAACTGCTCTCGCAAGAACGTAAGTTTTCTAGGATCTATGTTTTGAGCTTCTTCGCGTATTACATAAAATAGTCGCTGAAACCTATTGATTTCAAAGTCTGAAAATCCTATAGTTGATAAGTCAGTTGATGGTCCATTCTGATAAGTAGAGGTCATATACTCAATGACATCTTGTAAAAGATGGAATCCTTTCTCGTCGAGAATCCAAGGAGCTAAAAACTCAGGCCATCGGACATAAGGTGTATCAAGTGCAACGCGGTGAGGCCACAACTTTTCATCAGCATATTTTTGTTTCATAACTAGCACATCACTAGCAAAATCCTTAAACGAAGGAATGCTCAAAAAATTGAATGCAGCCATAATAGTTAAATTGCTATTTGGAATAACAGACAAAATTTCATGGCAATTTTTCTTCCATTTGTCATAATCTAAGCCGAAACGAATATATTCAGCTTGTTTTCCTGATGCTTCGTTGCTTGTGTATAATTTAAAAGACTTCACACATCCTTTTTGTTGAATTTCTCGCATCTTGACAATAAACATTTCTAAAATTTCATCAGGAACGCCAAGATTGCTATTTACATTAAATTCAATTTGAGGTTGTGGATTATTAATCAAAAAGTCAAGAACCCGAAAGGTATTCTTACTTAGCAACGGTTCTCCTCCTGTGATACGAAAAACCTTCATGTGTTTTACAGCCTCAGGCCACCATTCCCAAAAAGCTAAGATATATGGATTTTCTTCCCTCGCTGGAATAGGCATAATGTCTTGATCTTTCATCCACGTTAAATCATGGTGCCAATGATTACCTGGAAGAACAATAGGACCGTGTGTTTTAATTTCCTGCATCCATGTTGTCGAAAATGATGGAGAACAGTATAAACATTTAAAATTGCATGTTGTGTCAAAATCTACTTCAACATAAGATGGATAATAATCAACATCCCAGGGTAGTGTTGAAATTTTTTCAATTTGTGAAAACGACCAATCTTCGGCGCTCTTTGTGATCCGGTCGCTAAATGTTGTGTTATCACTCGCGGCATCCTCAACACGCCAACAATAATCACATTCAGATGGACGTTCACCTTCTAACATTTTTTTACGCTGTTCTTTCTTAAATTCTGTATTATGTAATGCTGTTGGTGATCTTTTTAATTCAACTAATGGTATTTTATGTGA